TCCTAAATCCCCGCCACCTAATCCACCTATATCTCCTCCTGTTGGTGCTGGTGCTGCTGGTGCTGCGCCTGGTGCTGCTGGTGCATCTGCTTCTGTTAACAAGTCATTTTTCTTTTGAAATTCATAAATTGTTATCATATTAGTATATAGTATAAGATGAAAAGATTTGCTGATTATATGCGCGAACAGGTTGAAATGTCGCCAGCAGAAGCAGAATACGAACCGGAGCAACCTGAGATTACATCTGCTGCACCTACACCTATGTCTTTTACTCAGAGAAAAATGAAACCTTGGAAGGCTACCAAGAAAGATTCACTTGCATTTTGGAATTCATTAAGCCCAAACATTCCACTTAGAGTCAACCCAATTGATGCACAGCACAAAGGCTCAACAATTCAAGAAGATGGACTCAGAATAACTGGATCTAAAGAGTTTATAGCAACAATTTTATCAAGATTGAAAGATTTAGCTTTGTATGAAACAGAGAAAACGAAATTAGTTATAGATTATAGACAAAATGCTAAAGCCCTTACTCCAGGTGGTAAAGATAGTTATTTGTTCTACTGTAATATTAAGAAAAGAAGTTAATTTTTTATTTTTTCTTTTATAATTTTATCATTACTATCTTTGTTTGTTCCTAACAACTTATCTAATAACCCATCTAGATATGTTTGTCTTTTTTGAAGCTGATCTAAATGCTTTTCAGTATCTACTACACGATCAAAGGTGTTATTCAATATAGAGGCATCCATAATGCACACCCTCCAGTTATTAGGGATTCAAATTCGCCTCATTATTTAGTATTGCAATTGTCGTTTTTTTTATTTATAATTTTTTATGGAGGAAACAAGATGAAAATTGTGTACACGGATGAACAAAATCAAATCATAAACAAAATTTGTGATGAATTAAATTCTGCAACAAAAGCATCCTCTCCCACTAAGATTACTCTAGGTGGCTTTGCTGGCACTGGAAAGACTTCGATAATAAAAAAAATCAGTTCTAGATTTCCAAATTTTGCTATTTGTGCATATACAGGTAAAGCAACGAATGTACTAAAAAGAAAAGGTTTATCAAAAGCTCAAACAATACATAGCACAATTTATGATGTAAATTTTGACAATAATTCTATAACATATTCACTGAAAAATCAAGATTGTGTCGATTATGATGGTTTTATTGTTGATGAATCTAGCATGATTAGTCGAGAAATTGCTAATGATATTGATTACTTTGGAAAACCTATTTTGTATGTTGGTGATCATGGACAATTACCTCCTGTTGGTGATTCATTTAATTTAATGCAAAATCCTCAATATAGACTTGAAACAATTCATAGAAATGCAGGTCAGATAGCACAATTCGCAAATCATCTAAGAAACAATTTACCTGCAAACACATTCGTTACAGAAAATGATCAAATTACAATACTTTCTAAGAAAACAATTTCTATGAATGACCTTGTTACAGTAAATCAAGTAATTTGTGGATTTAATAAAACTAGACTTGCATTAAATCAAAGAATCAGACAGTATTTAAAATTACCTCCAGAACCTGTTACTGGTGATAAAGTTATTGTTCTTAAAAACAATAAGTTGTTTGGTGTTTTTAATGGCCAACAAGGTGTCATTACAAACATCAGCAATAACTCTGTAAGTATAAAGTTTGAAAAAGGACAATTAAATAATTTGCCTTATAATAAAGATCTTTTTAATCAAGAAAAAATTGATCAAGAAATACTAAATCAAATGAGGGAGTATGTTGTGCTTGATTTTGCTTACGCTATCACTTGTCACAAGGCTCAGGGTGATCAATTTGAATCTATTGCTGTTATTGAAGAACCATGTAGATATTGGGATAACAATAGATGGAACTACACCGCAGCGAGTAGGGCAGAATCAAAAATTCTATGGTACAGATGAATGACAACTAAACTCATTATAAATTCAGACTATTCTCAAATTGTTTCTGACAATAAAAATTTGATTACATTTCTTGCGGATAATTTAAAATTTCGTCAAAAGGGTTATCACTTTCATCCTCTGTACAGGTCAAAAAAATGGGATGGGTTTGTTAAATTTTTTAGTGATAAAACAGGCAAATTCTTAACTGGACTATTACCTGAAGTTCTTAGTGTTATAAAAAAATATGAAGAAATTCCAAAATTAGAAGTAAAATATGCTCATCCTGAATTATTAAGAACAGAAATTGATAAAAACTTTGTTCAGACATTTATGCCAGAAAGTAATATTGAACTAACTGATTATCAAGTTGATTTAGTAAACCAAGCATTAAAATACAAAAGAGGAATAGTTCATGCGCCTACTGGAGCTGGTAAAAGCTTTATATTAGCAAGTATAATTAAATGCATAACTCCTGGTGTTAAAATTTTGGTTCTTCAAAATAAAAAAGATTTGGCTATACAAAATCATGGAGAACTCTTGCGATGGAAAATCGACAATGTAGGAACACTTTGGGGAAATGCTTGCGATCCCAATGACATTACTGTAGCTACTGTCCAAAGTGCAGACCATTTAGGCGATAGTCTTAGGCATATACAAGTTTTAATTGTAGATGAAGTTCACGATATGGTTTCATTACAATCAAAAAATATTTATAAAAAACTTGTTAATGCAAGTGTTAGAATAGGTTTAAGTGCGACACCATTCAAACATGGCGAAACTGATAAGGTACATAAATTCTTGGTAAAAGGTTTTTTTGGCCCTCTGTTCAAAACTACAACTACTGAAACTGGTTTAATTAAAACTGCCGACTTGCAAAAGATTGGAAAGTTAAGTAAATCAACTTGTGTTTTTCACAAGATTAATGAACCAAACTTACAAAACGAACTTTACATGGATACTATTGATAAAGGAATCGTAAACAATGATATTTTTCACAAGAAGGTTTTTGATATTTGTTCTGGACTAAGTGGTAGAACTCTTATTCTGGTTGATAGAGTAGCGCATGGAGACAATCTTAAAAAACTCATTCCACACGCATATTGGATTACTGGCCAGGATACTAATGAAACAAGAAAACAAGTTGTAGATATGTTGCAAAATTCTAAGCATAGTTGTTTTGCTATAGCTACTCAACAAATTTTCAATACAGGAATTAATGTAAGAATACATAGCTTAATTAATGCTGCTGGAGGTCAAGCAGATCATCTTATTATACAGAGAATGGGAAGAGGATTAAGAACTGCTGACGATAAAGATGAAGTCCTCTACATTGATTTCCTTTTTGAAAATAATCCATATCTGAAAAAACATTCAAAGAAAAGAATTAAGATTTTAGAAAAAGAAGGACACAAAATAGAGATTAAAGATTATGATACATTATAAATTATTTTGTATATGTCATTTAAAGATGTTTTAGGATTGTATATCATACTCAAAATGTCTTTTTTTGTTGTTTGATCCTCTATTGCTTGAAATTTTGTCCAAGGCAAAATACGTTTTTTAATGTCATCAAGTTTAGATGCTTCAAAAGAACTCATTTTTATTTGCATTCCTTCTCCAATATCAAAACCTGGTAATCCAAGTTGATTTAAAAAGGCTTTTTGATTTTCCTCAGATTTAGATTCTGTTTTTTGTTCTAGAAAATTTTTAAATGATTTCATAAAGTTATTTAATATATAATTTAAAATTTTTGTTGGTGAAATATGAAAACATTTGCTGAGTGGTTAGAATTAAAAGAAGACTATTATCAAATTGATAGAACAGGCGGCTTGGATTTATTGGGAAAAACTAAAACATTTTACACTTCAGTTATAAATCAACCTGAAAACATAGATGACGAGACTTATGATAATTTAATTATAAAATTTAACAAACTTATACCAGAAATAATGAAAAATACACAAACATTACCAGACAATCAAAAGGCTTCGATAAATAGAATGTTTCAATCTATGAAAACAAAAATGTCGAGTCTAGGCAAAAATTTAGGAAGATTAGTTCATATGCAGAAAAATCAATTTTTTGCAGACAAAGGTACAAAAGTAGAAATATCACCATCTAGTAATAAACCAAAGCCAAAGCCAAAACCAAAATTATCTTCTACTTCTTGGGCAAATTGGCTAACACGAAGAGCAGCTTGATAATACTAGGTTAATATATGAAATTCTTTGAATGGATAGGAAAATCACCTGAAAAACTTTTTGGATATGAAAATCCAAATAAGACAAGTGTTGTTGCCTTGTCATATGAAGAACATCCAATTGAATCATTACAAATTGAAACTTGTCTTGATGAACTTATAGCATTGGGCAAAATAGGGAAAAGAGAACCAAAAAGAGGCATAGGTAGCGTTGTAAGATATGGAGATAACACATCAGTTGGTTCATTGGAAGTTGAATTTTCTCCTTTGGGATCATGTAGAATTAGTATTAGAAGACTTACAACTGACCTAGAGGGAAATTTTGTTTGGATTACAAGATATGCAGTTCCTGTAATAAATGATTATGAACACTTAACTGCACAAGATGTAGCTGTAGAAAAACTTCTTGCAAACAGAGCATATGATATTCTTAAATTTATTGATGAAACAAATCTTGAATCTCCACAAAAAAATTATGACAATCTGCAAAATCTTGTAATAAAAGTCGCATCAAATATGAAACTTAAACATCCTCAAGTAATGAACTTTGATGGAGTTATAAAAACTGATGACAATAATTATATCATTTATTTCAGTTATAAAGGTTTTGGTTTAGAAGCCCCTGATCATAAAAAAGTAAATCAGTTTAATGTTTATTTAAGTTTCAATCCATCAACAGGTTTAATACATTCATGGGGAGCAGAACACTCATCAACAAATATGGGTTACGAATATAGACCTTCCCCGCCTGAATGGGATGAATACTTTAGTCCATATCAAGATCCTGAAGAGATAATTACAATTTTAGAAAAAATATTCTTAACATATTAATTTTTCTCATATTCAAAAAATTTATCGTATGAATTTTGTATTTTTATGTAATCACATTTTTCTAAAGCTCCAAAATTATGATATTTTTGTATTTCTTCCAAAATTTCTTGAGGCAATTTTTTAATCCATCTGCTACAGTAACAATAAAAAATACATAACTGATGTGCTTTTACCATAAGCAGAATTTTTCTTATATTTTTCTTATAATCCTCAAAGGTTAATGTCGGACCAAAAATTTTATCAATGTTAAATTTTGTTAATTTCATAGAACAGTCGATATACTTGTTTGTAACCTCCACTTTATTATCTTTTTCCATGATTTGTTTTTCAGCTACCAATCTTAACCAAATGATATATCTATATTCTGAAGCTTTAGAATGTAATATATGTGGTCCTATTAATGGACTGTGTTGTTCGTTAAGTTTAAATATTTCAAATTGTGCTTTTATAAATCCTACAAATTCTTGACTGCTGATTTTATCTTTATATTTTTCAAACATTTTTTTAATATTTTTATACAGAAATTGTTTTGTTGGATTTTTAGCTGCATTAAATTTTGTATGTGTAATATGTGGAAAGTAAAAAAACTCGCAATTCATAAAAAATATACACAACTCATATAAAAATCTAATTGTGTCATCTTTGCAATATTTTTCAATTGCCTGAAATGAAGCTGTGTAAACTTTTGGAATCATGACAACTCATCACACTCTGAGGTAAAAAAACATACCTCAAGAATAATCTTTGCTCGTTCATGGTAAGGTAATCTCTCAAGTCACAAAAATCAAGAGGCCCAAATTTTTTGTTTAAGGGGTCTATTTAAACACTTTTGGGTTGAGCCTAAGCTGAAACACAATTTGGCCCTTAAAATCAAAATTTGAAGCGTTCTCATTGAAGTTAAATGGATGAACAGATCCATTGATCGTAATTCAGAGTCAAGTCGCTGTTTCATGATGGTTTGTTCTGATGTATTTGCTACAAAAGAGATATTTTTTCCACGCGCTAGTACTACTTAGTAGTACTTAGATAGTACTAAGAAACATTATGAAAAGTAATGAAAAGTAATTTTATCAAAAAGTTAAATCTAGTGCTTGGTACGAAGTACCAAGCGTCTACTAATGCTCCGCAGGAGCATTAGTAGACATATTATAATACTAAGTACTATCCGCGCACGCACGAAGCAAACGCCGTGCCAATCGCTGACAAAATTGTGTTTGACAAATGATTTTTTTGTGCTTAAACTTTTCTTTATGTCCGAAGACCTTAATTTATATTCCCGAATTATCCAAGCTTTCCAAACTGAACCATTTTTGTACTTCGATTATTCAAACTCTCAAAATTCTGTATCAATTTTTGATCATAAACTTGAACTAACAATTCTAGGTGTTAAAGGTACAAACATTTTAATAAAACTAAACTATTCAAACCTGCACACTGTTATAAACTTTATAAATTTTTCATTAGATCAATATAAAAAACCTATTGTTTTCAATGAAGCAAAATCATTTCAAAGTTTTTGTTTGAAACATAATTCCAATGGTTTAAATAATTTATATGTTTTCGATATTTGTTGGTTTAAATCTTATATTGGACAAAAAAATAATAAAAATTTTGAAAGTTTAGTTGAAGTAGCTGGAACTTTTATATCTATGTGTAAGTCTAATGTTTTAGACATATACAAAAATGTTTTTCAAAAGTTAATTTGTTCAACTATTCCATATATTGAAAATCAGTTTCTTATAAACGATGATAATGCTGAAAAAGTTTATCCTTTTTACATCATTGAGGGGCAAGAAAATGGTAGGCTGAATACTAAGGTTTTATCCAGTAAAAATTACAATCCACATACTCTTGATTATGAAGCTAAAGATAAACTTGTTAATCCTTATGAAAATGAAGTGTTTATAAATTTTGATTATCGAGCTATGGAATTAAGTGTTTTAGCAGCTTTATCAAATGATGAAAAGTTGCTTATGATGTTTGCAAATGGTGATGATCCATATGAAAGAATTGGTAAGATCATTATGCCACTAGAAAGTAGTAATTTTAGAAAGTATGGTAAGAACATTTTTTTACCAGTTATTTATGGAATGAGTGCAAAAACTTTAGCCGAAGTTTTTTCTCTTGGATATGAAACTTCTGTTGATATTATATCAAATTTAAAGTCTGAGTTTAATAAATCATTTCACTATATTGAAACTTCACAAAATGAAGCAAAGGTAAATAGTAAGTTAAGTGATAAATTTGGAAGAATAAGACATTTTGCTCAAGATGAAATTTTCAAATCCAGAAATTTTATTATTCAGTCAAGCACAGCAACTATAAACCAAGTTGTGCTTAATAAACTTGTTGATAAAAAAAATGCATTTGATTACAGAGTTTTATATTCCGTCTATGATGCGTATTGTATTTCAGTTTCAAAGTTCAAGGCTAGGGAAGTCTTTTATAGTGTCAAAAGTTTGCTACAGGAGAACTTAGATGTTATACCTGGACTTACTTTGTTTGCTGAAGGTAAAGTAGGTAGGTATTTGAATAAAATGACAAAAATAAAAAATTAACTTGACAAAAAGTGTTTTGATGCGATATTACAATTATAGGAGGACATCAAATGAACCCATTCAGAGAATTTGCTATATCTTCCGATGAGTACGAAGTTTTAGAAAAGGAATTTAGTCAGCTTTGTTATTTCGTGTCTTGGCAATTGATGCAAAATAACTGCAAGAACAATCACCAACATGAAATTGATGATTTCAAGCAGGAATTATTACTTTCTGTTATTCGTGCTGGGTCATATTACAAGCGACAAACTTGGATCGAATCAGTATTTGAATTGCTGAATAAGTACATTCCTGAAGATGCTATTATCTGGCATAATGTAAACAAAAGTCTTCAGTATTTATGGAGTAAGAAAACACATCACGGTGCATATAAAAGGAAATTTGGCGAAGATCAAGAGGAGATACTAGAAAGTTTAGCTAAGAAATTCATTCCAGAAGATGAAATCCCTCTCAAATCGAGACATATCTTGGTAAATACAAAATTCAAAATTTATGCCAAAAAAATCATCTGGAACGCAAGCCGATTTCTTGGTAAAAAGATAACCAAGGAAAAAGCGATTCGTGTTGGTCAAGTTTCGCTTTCTGAACATGATTTTCTGTTTGAGTGATGGAGATTTGAATGAGTGATTTAAATGAAGAGCAAGAAAAGCTCCTTGAATCACTCATACAAAAGCAAACCATAAAACAGAAATTTAAATGGGATGAAAACTTCCAAAAAAGATTGATTGGATTGTTTTTGACAGATAAAGAGTTTTTCAACCAAAGTATTAATTTAATCAAACCAGAGTACTTCACAAATGAATGTCACGCTGATATATGTAAAGTAGCAAAAAAAGTATATGAAAAATACAAAATCAAAGTAGAAGCATATTTAGTTGAAGAGTATTTGTTAGATTCATTAAAAGATAAACCAGATGCAGTTAAGCTGTACTACAAGTCAGAATTAAAATCAATTTATGATTATTTTATTCCAAATCATGAATCAAGAGAAATATTGCTTGATAAACTCATCACATTTGTCAAGATGCAGAGTTTAAGAATAGCGATGGATGAGTCGCAAAAAGATATAAAGAAGGATCCAGATTCAGAAGAAACTTGGACTAAAATATTTGATAGATTTAAAACTATCATGAACATAACTAGGAATTTTGATTTAGGTTTTGAGTATTTTCAAAAATTAGATGATTTTTTCTTGGAATTAAATAAAGAACAAGAAACTATGAATTTGTTTACGAGCGGGTTTTTAAGTATTGATGCATCTCTTAGTGGTGGAGGTTGTAGAAGGGGTGAGATTTATGCTTATATCGCTTTGGCAGGTAAAGGGAAAAGTCTAGCATTGGTAAAAACTGCTGTTGAAAATCTTAAAAGGGGATTTAAGGTTCTTTTTGTTAGTGTGGAAATGGATTGGGTAAGCATAAGCAAAAGATTTACAAGTCAGTTTTGTGGATTATCTTTTAGCGGACTTCAAGACGCAAAAGAGCAAGTAAAGGAATTAGTTGAATATTCAAACCAACAGCACGAGGATAAAAATAGATTTATAATTAAATCATTTCCATCAAATAGCATAGATGTTAACGATATTAGATCATACATAAACCAACTTAGCATACATGGATTTATACCTGATGTATTGATAGTTGATTATCCTGGAGAAATGAGAGATGCTCCAAATATACCAACATGGGAAAGTAAGTATAGAATGATTCGTGATCTTAGAGGATTAGCAGGAGAGAAAAATCTTATTGTATTCACGGCCATGCAAGCAAATAAAGTGGCTGGGGATCATGGCAGTAGTGAATTCATTGAAGAACAAAACATAGGAACCAGTTACGATATGTTTAAGCCACTTGATGGTTTATGGTCAATTAATCAAACATTGGAAGAGGCTTCGGCAAATGTAGGCAGAATATTTGTTGTCAAACACAGAAATGGTAATTCCAAATTTCACTTCAATGTAAAATATGATAAGGATGTTCTTAATATTTATGAAATTAAAAATGAAGAATATAGAGCGACTCTTCACACAGTAGCAAAATTAAAAGCTGAAGAGTTTGGATTAATAAGTCCAACAGATAAGTCAGATTCAAAGGAAGAGTCTAAATCAAAGAGAAGAAGAAAAGCAGATACAAACGAAGATATAAATATAGACTAATTTGTTGACACAGACTAGTGCTTTGTGCTATTGTTTTGGAAACAGGGAGTCACACGATGGTAGAAACACTGAAAATTCAAGATTTGGAAGTCAAAATTGACACGGATGATCTCACTTTCACAGATGCATCTTTAAATACATTTTTCGAGCGTGTAAGTGGAATTATTGACTACATGGGAAGTTGTCATGCTAATTCCATGAGATACCTTGCTGTTTGCGAATTGTCATATAAGCAAACTTTAATTGACAAGTTTAGAAATTACAAAGATCAGGGTAAGTCTGATAAGGTAGCTGAACTTTATGCAGAAGGTGAAAATGACTGCATAGCTTTAAAACAAACAGTAATAAATGCAAAGTACATGAAAGACAGAATTTATGCACACTTACAAGCATTAAATTCTGCTAGAGAAGATGCTCACCAACGAGGCCATATGCTTAGAAAAGAGATGGATAAGCTTCATGGTGACATATTTAGAAATAGCACTACAGCAGACGATTAATGTGAAATACTTTTTGGTTCTATTACATCAATGCTTTTTTTGATATTAGAAGCAATTTTTTTAATTGCTTTGTTTTCAGTTTGCATAAGATATTTGCAAATTGGAAGAATGTACAAAAATAATAGTGATGGTATTTTAGCTAGACTTACCAGCATTAAGTTTTCCCATCCGTGTATGCCAACAGATGATAAAGCTGTATGAATTAATGGAACTGAATATAAAGGATTTATTGCTATAAGTTTTGCAAGTTCTGTCATATTATTTTTTAGAATAGTTAAATTCTCAAGTTTGGTTGGATTCTTGGAAAATTCATATATAGATTTAAGTACTAATATCTTTGCTGAAAATGTAGGTCCGACAAGTCTTAACATTTTCTCCAGGCCAAATAGCATATCAACATTTTGTATCCACTTGTATGCTTTTTGTAGGCTTTCATCTTCAGCAATTCTATTTAGATCATCAAAAAATTTACTTTTTATTCTTGAAAGTATTCTATGAGCAGTATGACCCACAGATGTTAAGTCAAAACTTTTTCTAGGTTCAGACTTACCACTAACATATATTTCATTCAGACTATTTTCTCTGATAAAGACAAATTCTGAAAATGTATGCATAATTTATTTATTGATCTAATCGTAATATTGACTATTTTAGTTGTAAGGATGAAAGTCTAATTTGGAACATATTATGAATCGTCGCGAAGCAAAATTTGTCAAGAAATATATGAGTTTAGCAAAATATATCGCAGAAACAAATGATGTATGTTATTCTCGACAAATTGGAGTTGTAATTGTAGACAGTAATTTTAATAAAGTTATTTCCATAGGATATAATGGACCGCCAAGAAAAATACATCATTGTGATTCACCAGAACATTTACAAAAAATATTTCTACCACAAATTGATCAACATGATAAATTTTTGTTAACAAATATGATGAAAACTAGAGTGTTTGATGAAGATAAATTTATTAAAACATATTCAAATTGTAAAATCTGTCCTAGAAAATTACTAAATTGTAAATCTGGAGAAAGATTAAATTTATGCACTTGTGTTCATGCAGAAACAAATGCAATAGTAAATGCAGGTTGTAATCTTGAAGGCACATTTATGTTTGCTTGGTGTCCTCTTCCATGTATTGAATGCACAAAACTCATAATAAATTCAGGTATTAAAAGAGTGTATTGTTATAAAGAGGATAAGGACTATTCTTTTGGTAGCAGATATTTATTTGATGAATGTTGTGTAAAAATTATAGAAACTGAAAAAAATGAAGTGAAATCTACTTAATTATTTTGTAGGGGAAAATCTATGGCGTATGAGATATATTTGCATTATCATGAGTACAATGACGATGGAAGTTTTAAAAAAAATGAAAATAATATTCTGAAGAAAAAACTTGGTACTATTGAAAACGAATATCCACTAGAAAAAGTATGTGCATTTATTACTGGACAATTAGCTAGGCGTGATATATTTGTTCATGATGTAGAGGTTTTTGAATTTATTAAAAAGAAACTTCCACTTAAAATTAGTAAAAATGGTTTATTACTAAAAAATCAAAAATTAAGTTATGAAGATTTGCTAAGTGATAGAACTATTGATGTTGTAAATGAAAATTTATTGCCAAGTGATAGAACTATTGATGTTGTAAATGAAAATTTATTTCCACAAAATCAAATTATTGAACAAGCTAATATTACACAACAAGTAGACACTAAACCAAAAAAAAATCAATTTCAAGATTTAGCAAATAGAAAAAACTTGGTTAAGAGTAGCAAAACTATAAGATTTGTAATTTTTAGCCCACCTTTACAACTAGATAAGTCTAAATTTAATTATAAATTTACAAAAAATAAAAAATATCCTGTTTACGCAGAGAGATTTTCAGAAACAGGAATTGGGCAAATATTAAGTACAATTGATGATGGTGGAAATTCAGTAGATGTTAGTGATGAATTCTTTGTACCAGCAGGACAAAATTTAGAATTCAGCGATGATTTAAATATAACGAAAAGAGATGGGAATGTTGATTTGTTGAATTTCAGAGGTGATGCGACAGATGTTCCTGTTTTGAGGAAATAAGAGGTCATCATGAATCAGAGAAAGAAAGATCAAAAAAGAAAAACCCGTGCAAAACTGGTTAGGAAAAAAATATTGGCACGACGAGAAGAAATCAGAAAACAAAGAAAAGAAGAGGAGCGATTGGAAAAGGAATTTGAAGACAAGGAATTAAAAAATCTAAGCAAGCAGGAAATACGGGAAAGACTAGAACAAAACTACAAAGTTCTTGAAAACATTTATCAAGACATGATCAAGAGAGAAGAAGAACAAAAAAAAGCCGAATGCAAAAATGACGAGACAGACAAAAATTCTTCCTTGACTCAACCAGAGAGTTAAGTTACATTTCAAAAGTTCTACCCAACAATCAACGCAGCCACATTTGCAGGAGTTTGGCATGTCTATAGATGATCTTGGCATTGAAACACTCGACCTCACGAATGTTTCTCAACTTGCAGACCGAATTAACAACAAAGATCAGAATAATATGGATAATTATGTCCGTCTGCCTGAGAAAGAGGGATTCGTTGTAATGCGAATTCTTCCAAAACTTAAAAATAGAAATTGGTATGAATCTTGTAGAGTACATAGACTAGGAGAATATCCAAATAGTAAAACAGTATTCTGTACTGCAAAGCTAACTGACACTCCTAGAGGTCTGAAGTGGATAGCTCCTGCAGACAAGAAATGTCCTATCTGTGAAAAGTACAATGGTCTTTGGGAACAATCTAAAAAATGCACAAACAAAACCGATATTGAAAACTTGCAAAAAACAGCAAGATCAATTAAACCAGTTGAACGCTATTACTTTAATGTAATAGTTAGAAGTCAACTAAATCCAAAGACCAACACCATTGAAACAAATGTTGGTCCTAAGATATTCTCTTGCGGTAAAACTGTTTTTGACTTCATCACATTGTCAATTCATGGCAATCCAACGATGGGCAAGAAAGGTTTGGGTGACATTGCTATGCCCCAAACCGGCAGAGATTTTAGACTTGTAAAAACTCTCAAGGGCGGAACATATCCAAACTACGATCAGTCGGCGTTTGAAGATGTTTCTCCACTTGGAACAGATGAACAGATTGCTCAGTGGGTTAAGAGTTACCATCAACTTGAAGCAATACCACAAATCCTTCCTGTTGATGACATTAAGAAAATTCTGCAAAACTACCTAGAAGGTGGATCGCAGACTACAAACGAAACAATATCTGCTCCAGTAACACAGTCAGTAAGTCCTGTGCCTAAAGTTGAAAAGAAGGATGCGACAAAAGTTATTGAGGAAATTGTTGACGCAGATTGGGACTCTGCCTTGAATGGTCTAGGCATAAAGTGAGGCAAACTCTATGTTGCAAATGTTTCTGATGGGACTTGTTGTATTTCAAACACAAAAACAATGTCAGACCTGAACAACATCAACTAGATCTGTCCGGTCGGATAGAACTACTGATAGGTCTGGTGTAGTTGTTAAGCAAAAACAACAGAACCAGAATAGTCCAAATCAGCAAGTTGAGATTTTGCGACTATTCAAAAAAACAAAAAAGTAAAAAAATAAGGCGCAGTCATATCTGCGCCTTATTTTATGCACAAGGTCAAAAATTTCCAAAAAAAGTAGTCATAGCACTACTTTATTTTTGGGTATCTTGTTCTCAAAGGATTGTAAGATGGCAAGACCAAAGAAAGACTCAGTTGACGATATTTTCTCACAAATGGCATCAGATACGGGTGCCAAGGTAGTCGCTGAACTTGATGTTGCAAAATATTTTATAGATACTGGAAACTTAGCAATAAACTATTGTTGTAGTGGAAAATTTGCTACTGGTGGAATTCCAGGTGGCAGACTTACTGAAATTTATGGACCCAGCGCGTCAAGCAAAAGTTTGATTGGAATGAACATATTAGCAGGAGTTCAAAAATTAGGGGGCATAGGAGTAATTCTTGATACTGAAAATGCTATCAATGGTGAATTTATTCAAAATGCAACAAAATGCGATATTAATAAAATTATAAGATATACACCAGTTACTCTTGAAGATTGTTTTGGAACCATGTACAGAATTATTGAATATGTGCGAGAGAAAAAGAAACTTACTGTGCCTGTTGTAATCTTATACGATTCAATTTCAGTTTCTCCGAGTGCTAGAGAGTTGAGAGAGACGCAATTGCCAGAGGGATATACAAAAGCTGATTTTAAGCGAATTGTAGGAGCCAATGAACAACCTGGAGAACGAGCCAAGATTTGTTCAAAAGAATTGCGTAAGTTAAACACAGAGATGGAACAGAATGATGTTACAGTTGTAATTCTGAATCAAATTAGAGATAAGATTGGCGTTATGTATGGCTGTTTCCATTATACAAGTAGAGTTATGCTTGAAGATGGAACAACCATGAAGATTGGTAAAATTGTAAACCAAAAACTTCCTGTAAAAGTTTTATCCTATAATCCAAAAAATGGAAAAATTGAAGCCAAGAAAGTTGTAGCTTGGCACAAAAATGGTAATTTGAAGAAGGGTGAGCATTTTCTACAATTCACAGCAAGAAAAACATGGGGCAATGGTGTGACACAATTTGGTTGTACTTCCAACCATATGCTTTTTGTTTATGAAAATGGAAATATTGTTGAAAAACCAGCTGGAGAATTGAAATTAGGAGACAAATTGGTTCAAATACAACCTAAATATTTGACAGAGAGCCAAAAACAAATTGTTTATGGTTCTATTTTAGGTGATGGATCTTTGAGAAAAAATCATTCCTGCAATCATTTGCGGATTAATCACGGAATTAAGCAAACAGAATATTGTCGTTGGAAAGAATCTATACTAAATCCTTGGATTGGATATTCGTATTCAGAAGAAAGGCGTGTTGGATTTGATACAATTCCAATGTGTGAATTGAACGGATTGAAATTTAGGAATTCACCAAGACAAAAAGGTGTGTCTTGCAAAGATTGCATAATTCCAGATGAAGTTATAAATAATTTGGATGTTCTTGGTTTGGCAATATGGTATCAGGATGATGGCACATTTGCGGGGAGTTATGCTAAATGGGGTAAAGGCAAATCAGCAATATGTTGTATGAAATTTTCTAACAGACAAAAAATACAAAATGCTTTAAAGAAAAAATTTGATCTGACATCAAAACTTACAGATAAAGGTCTTGTGTTTGATTCAGAAAACACTTACAAATTGCATTCTTTAATTTCAAAATTTGTGCATCCATCTATGTCATATAAACTTCATCCAGATTTTAGAAATAGTTTTGATTACGAAATTGAAGATATTGATGAAACATCTATTAAATACGGTATTCAAGAATCAGAAATATTAAATATTCATATTAAACCACCAACAAAATCAAAAGTTAAATTCGATATAACAGTTGAGGATAATCACACTTATGTTGTTGATGGAGCAGTCGTACACAATTCTCCAGAAACCACAGCAGCTGGTGGTCAGGGATTACCATTTTATGCAAGTCTTAGAATGCGTTCTCAGACACAAAAGAAGATTGAAGCTAAAATTTCTGGTTATGCAAAGAAGAAAATTTTAGGAATTAATATTAAGATTCAAAATAAAAAGAATCGTAGTCATCGGCCATTTGTTGAGGTTGATAATATTCCATTGTATTTTGACAAAGGAATAAATCCTGTTGGTGGATTATTGGGTGCTTTAATTGATGCAGGAAGAATATTACCTCAAGGTGCAGGTAAGTTTCTAGTAGTTCCAGAGTTTTGTGGTGAGGAACCATTTGTTTTTAGATCGTCAGCTGAAAGAAATGATGTGCCTGTAGAAGTTTTGCATAAGTTCCCATCGCTTATAGATTGCGTGAATGAAGAGGAGTCTCACAAATATTTAGATCCTCACATGGACGCAATAAACTATACTTGTGAAGGAGATGTTGTTGATGTAAATGAAGATGACGAAAGTGAAATTGACGACCTTCTTGGGTGAGGTGAAAGATGAAAACATGTCTCTTGCTGATATGTAAAGATGGCAAGCAAATTTTGACTGATGAAAAAAATTATGTGTTGTTAGCTGAATTTATTGATACTTTTAATATTCAAACTCGATTTATAAAAATTGAAGATGATAATATTTTATTGGATATGCACCAAATAGCAAGAATTTTTACTGATAGCAATTACACTAATGCAGCAGATTTTATTTCAAAAACGAGTGCTGATTCTGCAGCTGCTAGTAATGATTGTATAAACACATCTGCTTTCATTAGAAAAAAGATTAAGGAAACACTTATTAAAAATGGGCAGATAACATTTAAAGAAATTTGCACAATGTTTGAAAATTTAAATTACTCTTTAGCTGCTTTGAACAATCATTTTAAGATTGTTAGGCAAGAGTGTATAGCTGGTGGATGGGAAGTAACCAAGATCAAGAACGGATTATACAAAATACAAAAACCATGAAAGAAGAAATTATTACAGTCTCATCATTATTTGAGGCTGCAAAAAATGCTAATATGATGTCTGAAATTTTGGAAGAATACAGTTTTCCAAATTATGGAGCATCGTTAGAATCTGCATTAGCTGGGTTTAAAATCTGGAATTTTAGTTTAGATGGATATAGAGTTAGTGTTTACTTTAGTAAAAGCACTTTATCTGATATGCGAGTAGTATCACTTCAAATTTGGTCTACTGATTTATCCTTTCTGCCATTTAGTGTAGCAATAAAAGTTGTGAAAGAGTTTATGAAATCATCAGGAGCTTGTTTATTCCAAATTAGAAATGCAGAAAAATTGGTATATTGCTGGACAAAAATGACTAGTGAAGATGGAGAAACATTAGTTCCGGTAGATGATCTTGCTGAAGAAAAGTTTTATGGTAATTATCAATATTTTGTGTTAGAAGAAAAATTTTCTTTTTAAAAGCAAATTAATAAATAGTATAAATGGGGGCACAGATAACTTCTGTGTAATAATATGAAAACACCCGTATCCAAAGTAATTAATAAAAGATTACAGGCTTCACTAATAAATCACTTAGAAAAACACGGTACTATTCAAATAAATCTTCCTGATAATTTTATATTAGAGATTGGAATTACAGAAGAAGATGAAAATGCAAAGATTGATAAAAATGATCAATATTGCTATGTGATAGTTAAAAATGAATCTAGAGCAACAGTTATTGACAAGTATAATCTTGGTTTGAGATTTTCTGATGATCTTAATAGTATCGTTATGGATGATAAGTTTGTAGACCATGATGGAAAAAACATAAAAACAATTAATGTTGTTTGATTTTTCTAACTAAATTATATTGTCCATTTTTCTAGCAGAGGAAGCGATATGAAAAAGAGTGAAGCCTACATAATGCAAGTTCTTTTATCTGGAGTAAATAACAAGCTACTTGAATTTTTGTATTCAAGATTGAAGTATAGATACAGAGATGATTTGAACGAAGCATTTGAACTCTTAGGTAATGATAGGGCTTTGGAACCTATTCACAAGGCTCTTTCAAATGTGGAAGATAGTAGCACATTTCATTATAAGCTTGAATCACTAACTCAAGCGTTACATAATGAATTTACTAAAAGAAACTTGGATGAATATCAGGTGTCAAGTTATATCTAAGGGGGTGATTACCATCGACACCGAAGGAGGGCTTCTGGCCCTCCTTTTTTTTTGTTGCTTCAAAAGTATTTAAATGTATAATGAGGGTATGGAACCAATAGAAATACATGACGCAATAGAAATTGATACAAAATCTTATAAATATATAGCTTATGATAAGTTTGATAAGTTCAATCCTGTTCAGAGCGCAATCTTACCTTATGTGTCTCAAGATTTGAATGCTGTGATTTCAGCTTCAACAAGTAGTGGCAAAACTGTAATTGCTGAATTTTTTATAGCTAACTCAGTATATCAAAATAACAAAAAAGTCATTTATATTAGTCCTTTAAGAGCTTTAACAAGTGAAAAGTATTATGAGTGGAAAAACAAGTTTTCAGATAAAACGATTGGTTTTTTTACAGAAAATGACGGGAAAATCAATGATTCATTTGATGTAGGACTGTTCACGATAGAGGGATTCTGCCACAAATTCATCAATAAGCCTGGAATATTTGTTGATGTTGATACAGTAATCGTAGACGAAGCGCATTTATTGGGTGCTGAGGGCAGAGGTCATGTTTTAGAATTTTGTACGATGCTTGCTGCTAAAGCTATAAATACAAAAATAATTTTATTAAGTGGTACATTAGAAAATGGCAAAAAGATAAGTTCTTGGTTAAGCACTTTGAATAACAAGCAAACAATATATTTGTCAAGTAAATATAGGCCAGTACCACTTCAAATACACTACAGGAAATATGATGAAGATTTTTATGAAGATGGAGTTCCTACTGATTTACTTTCATCAATTTTGCTTCTTGTAAAAAAACATGACAAAGACAAATTTATAGTATTTGTTCATAGTAAAAATTTAGGTAAAAAATTAAAAGCGTTTTTTAAAAGAAAACAGTTTGATTGCGAATTTCATCATGCAGATTTAAAATCTAATGAAAGAAATAAAATTGAAGAAAATTTCAAAAGTGGTGATTTAAGAATACTCATAGCTACCAGTACATTAGCAGCAGGAGTAAATTTGCCTGCCAGAAGAGTTATTATTGCCGGGGTCCAAAGAGGAAAGCAACTTGTAGAAAAATCAGAAATTATGCAAATGGTTGGTAGAGCGGGTAGAAAAGGAATTGATCCAGAAGGTGATGCTTACATTTATTTACCTGAAAGAAAAACATTTTTGTCTACAGAACTCAAAAAGATAGATCCAGTAAAATCGACTATGTTGGAAATGGATAAAAATTTAGAATATAAAAACCTGTATTTTTATGTAATGGCTCTCATGAATCTGAAACAGTACAATTTGGGTATGTTTAAGTTTATTAAAGAATGTTTTGCGGTGTTTGATGGTAAAAAAATTGATGAAGATAAATTTAAAACAGTGCTTACAGTTTTGTATAATTATAATTTAATTGATCTTGAAAACAAAGTGCCAAAAGTATCAAAGTATGGCAATTTATCTTTAATATATTTTATTCATCCTTTAGACATATTTCACTACAAAGTTTCATTTTCAAAACTTATAAAAAGTGGTGATATGAATGATTATTTAGTAAGTCATGTACTTGGAACTACTTATAGCAACAAAGATGTTTTTATATCAAAGGAAGAAAAGTTGTTTTGTTCAAAGTATGAAGAAAAATTGAAAAGTTTAATTGGAACATCTTATTATGATCAGGCTGCAGTCAAAATTTCTTGTGCCTATTTTTACATGATGAATGGATATAGCTTGGGTCCATTATCCTATTTGAGAGACAAGATTATAAAAGATTTAGGAAGACTAAGTTCTTGTTTAAGCTTGCTGAGTAAAATAAGTGGGTGGGGGAAAGACGAATTTTTTAGAACTTTATCAAAAAGAATTATGTATGGTGTCAAACCGGAGTTGTTTGGTTTGATCGAGATAAGCGGTATTGGGAAAGTAAGAGCAGAAAAACTTTACAACGCTGGATTGAAGAACAAGGAAGATATTATCAAAAATATCGACAAGGCATCAGCTATTTGTGGAATTAACGCTTCTGTTCTGATTGAGTCTTGTTACCTGATCCAAAAAAATCATCAGGATACTCAATCTTAATACACTTGCCGTCATCCGTGCTTTCTTCCCATAATCTTACTTGGTTTATGTCAACACCAATATCTAAAAAATGACAATTATCACTTTCAAAAACTGGCATTTTAAATTTCTTATCATGAATTATTATATTAACCTGACAATAGCCATCATCTTTTTTGTAACATAAGCAGTTTTGACATTTTTTTTCTTGCATTAATTTATTTTCCTTGTTATCTAATATAAAGGAGAATTTCATGGAAAAATTTATAATTGGTTTAGCTGGGCAAGCCTCATGTGGCAAAGATACAGTAGCAGCTATATTGATACCATTATTAAATAAAATATCTAAATATAATTTTGTTCAATCTAGTTTTAGTTACAATGTTAAAAAGATATTTTCAGAAACTTTTCATGTAAATACTGATTTTATTGAAGAATGGAAAAGAAAACCCGAATGTCCTTCAGGGTTTAATTTGAATGTAAGACAGTCTTTACAGCAAATTGGAGATGGATTTAGAAAAATAAAGTCTGATGTTTGGATCGAAGCAGTTTTACACAATCCAACCACAGATTTAGTAATAAGTGATGTAAGGTATTGTAATGAGGCAATAAAAATCAGTAAAATGAATGGTATTAATATTATCATGTTAAGGCCAGGACATGAAAACAATGATTTAAACGACAGCGAAAAAATTATAGGACAAATAGCAGCAGAATTTAGATCAAAAAATTATGATGGCGAGCTAGTATATGATGAAATTTATCCTATGTTTAATTACTTCTTAGTAAATGATGGTAGTTTGGAAGATTTAAGAAAAAAAGTCCAAGATTTACTTCTTCCATATTTGATTAAGAAAATGTCAGAAAACTCTATTTAGGTTTTTTAAGAGCATTTTCAGTAACGACAATAAACTCCCAATTGCGCTTTTTACAATAAATGTTAGCAGCTGTCCATTTTGCAATATTCTTAGGCCATTTGGTTTGTGATTTTGGTTTAATCTCCCAAAGTTCTATTTTTCCATTAGTGTATTCAACAAGAACATCTGGTATGTAATTGTGTGACCTACCATCAAAAAAATACTCTATCATTATGTTCTCAACTCTGTAATCTCTAACATTTAAGTTTTTCTCTAATTTTTGATATAGTTTTAATTCTAATCCACTTCTAAATTGTACTGTACGATTTGTTTTTTGAGATATATAACTACCTTGTTTGAACTTATGTTTTCTGTTTTTGTGTACATCTCTTAAAATAATTGCTCTAACTTGTATATTTTCTGGTATTTTCATTCCAATGTGCTTGCTTCTGTAGTGTGGAATTAAGTCTCTTACAGGTACTTTACAACATGGACAAATAACATAATCATCACCTTCTCTATGATTGTCAACAACATGCATTTGCATTTGATTTAAATCTGGTTGCATTTCACTGCAAACAAAACACATAATTTCTCTGTTTTTGTTTATCATATAGTATTTATGCTTTTGTAAATTTACTTTGATACAATAAATAAAATATGATTTCATTTAAAACATTTTTAGAAGCAGAAGAATCTAAGAACGCACCGTATTTAGATGCCTTGACTAGTGTGTTGAATATTGATCCAAGGTTTGTTCGTGGAGAAATGATTAATTCATCTAGTCCAGTATTTGCTCAAGCAATAGCAAAAACAGTATTTGGAATTGATCAAATCGGCTCGGCGGAAATAAGTCTTGATGCAAAACCAGGTGGAAAAATGTATCGTGTTAAATTAGTGAACAAAAATCCAGCAAATATGTTATACAAAGATGGTAGAAAAGTTAATGAAATTGAACTGAATGGAGATATTGACGAAGATACCTTGAATAAGATATTTACTCAAGGATTAGCTGGCTGGAATAATTCTGCACAAGGTTCAACTTCGTCGCAACCAGGTGCCCAGGCTACTGTAATGGCGTAAAGGAAATATATGAGCGAATTATTTTTCAAAAAATGGTTACAACTTGACGAAGTTGGAACATCAACCGGCGATGTTGCTCATTTTTCTTTGCCGATTGGTGGAATGGTAACCAGAAATTTCCCACAGTTTTTTGATGTGGGAAATCATGGTTTGGGTGGACCTGTTCAAAATTTATTAGATACTGATTATTTGCCTAAAAGAGAAAAGAATCGTAGAAGAAAAAAGAGGCGATCATGAAAACATTTAAATTATGGTTAGAATCATTGGAAATGGCTCATCAAAAAGATCATTCTGGCAAACCTTTCCAAGATGAAATTGAAGGTACTGTAGAAGAAATAATTGATATTTTAGATGAAGAATATTCTCCTCACATGAAAGCAGTAATAAGTATTTTAAAGCCAAAAGAAAAACAATCAAAACCTTTTGATGATGAACCAGTTGGGCTGAACGAATATTGGTGGGGTTGGGAAATTTCAGGAACCATACAGACAATCAAAGCAGAATTAAAAAAATATTCTAAAGATTATATGTGCATTATTACAATATCTCTTTAGAAAGATGTTAAGTAAAAAATTCCCACACTTTTATAATGTGGGAGATTATAGTCTAGATTGATTTAAAATAAAAAAACAAGTTATTGTTTATTTGTTATTTTTTCAAACCTCTCGCTCAAGATAAAAAAAGTTGGTGCCCAAAGGCCGACAAAAATTCCAAACCTTTCGCTGTGAGCGACATCACCAGTTTGCCACAGAAAATTTTCGCCACTTTTAGCTAGATACCAAACTGCAATGCTTGCTCCGATGCTAAGAAAGCCACAAACGAAACAAATATTAGCAAGAATTTTCACAAATCGTCTCCTTGTTGAAATTGATTGGACATCAGAATAGTAGCAGAAAATTTTTATAAAATCAAAATTTTTTGACAGCTTTGTAAAATTTAAAAATTTAATCTAGTGCATAAATAATATGAAGGCTTCGGTCTTCCCCCCTATACTAAATAATAAAATAAAATATACTAAATAATAATAATTCATACCATAATTTCATAGGGCGGTGTTCGCACCGGGGTTTGAGAGGTTTCCTGAAAACCTCTCTTTTTTTTTGACATTAACTTTATTTTTGCTAGATTAAATAAACACTTGGAGTGAATAGATGGATGCTTTTGATCTAGTGCCAACAAAAGAAATTAGTTGTCTTGATAAAGGTTTTGTAAAATTAATTGATGTTATGCCTAGAATTATTCCAGATGGGCAAACTTGTGATTACGCTGTAGCTCAGATGGCAAGAGTTTCGTATGGTGATGGAACTAAATCTATAAATGAAGATAAAGGTCTAATTCGTTATCTTATGAGGCACAGTCACACATCTCCATTTGAGGGTGTTGTATTTAAATTTCACATGAAGTTGCCTGTATTTGTTGCAAGACAAATGATCAGACATAGATCATCTAGTCTGAATGAAATTTCAGGAAGATATTCAGTTATGAAAGATGAATTTTATTTTCCATCTCCTGATGAGATAAGGCAACAATCAAAAACAAACAAACAAGGCGGAACAGAACCATTAGATACAGATATCGCAAAAGAGTTCTGTGACAAAATAAAACAAGATGCTTATGATTGTTATGCAGTATATTTAAAAATGCTTGATGCCGGTGTAGCTAGGGAACAAGCACGAATGATATTACCACTTAATTTATACACAGAATGGTATTGGAAGCAAGACTTACATAACCTTTTACACCTTCTTGCATTAAGATCAGACAGTCATGCCCAAAAAGAAATAAGGGTATATGCAGATGCGATTATACAACTTATTTCACCACTTGTTCCTTGGACAATTGAGGCTTGGAATGATTATCACACCATGAGAGATGCTCTTAAACTTTCAAGTTTGGAGGTTGAAGCATTATCTGACTTTATAAATCAAAATGCTTGGCAACTAAAAATTCCTCAAATTGCTAGTGATAACAAACGCGAACAATCTGAATGGCGAGAAAAAGCTATAGACCTTGGCTTTAACGAACAGGTATAACTGACCGCAATATTAATATTAATTTTTCTTACTAATTTAATGATAAGAGGTGAGTTATGGGTTGTCACAGTAATTTGGGTTGGTTTAGATTTGGAGTGTTGTCTATGTTGCTTTCAAATCTTGCATTGGTAGCTTTTATTGCAACTAAAATTTGGAGCATACAACCTCATGCAGAAAAGTTTTACATAACGAATGATGATATAAAGAAAGAAATAGTAGATTTAACTATGCCAACAAGTGGAGGCTCTTGGCAATTTGGCAAAGATGTTAAATTAAATTTGCTTGACACAAAATTTACCGCCTATGAAAATATTTTGTTTATAGAATTTTTTGATGATAGAGAAATGATATTGGCTGATGCAAAGTTTTCTGGAAATGAAAATTTGGATAAAAAAGTAAAAATTATGTGTAAGGGTGTTTTGAAAACGATTTGGGTATGGATTGATAATAAGCCTCTGTGTACAAATATAAGTCTAGTTGAATTTAAATCAGCTGTGAATAAAAAGTAATATTTGTTACTTATACTTTAAAAAGTTTCGTTATATTTATAATTAGTAAAAAATCATAAAATGCAATAAATAATGTATGAAAACATTTATTGAATATATTGAAGAAAACCATCCAGAACAATATGATGAATCATGGAGATCATGGCTTGCTGCTGGTCTTTTAGGTCTTAATTCTATTTTTGGTGGTGGTAGTTCTAAAGCCGGTGCTGCTGAATTATCTAGTCCAATTGTTTCTCAAGTAAGAAATATTAATACTGGAGCTAAAGAAGAATTTAGATATCTTAACAAAGAGTTTGGTAAAATTCTAAAAGATTTTAGATATAAATTAACAATTTCTAAAGATAGGCCAAGTTCTAGTTATTATCGTTTTACTTTGACGGGTGGACATGGAGATGAAGCATGGTCTTTTACAGATGAGGCTCGTCAAGACAAAGCATCAGATCAGATGAGGGTTTTAAATAATTTAATAGAAAGAGCAAGTAGAGGAGAAGCACCTTCAGTTAAAGTTTATGGAGGGGGACCAGCTAAAGAACCCCCTATTGTGGGACATGGTGTAAAAAATCCTTATGGCGGTGGCTTGATACAAAGATGAATTATAAAGAAAAATTTTACTGTGACATAGCTGATTTTATAAAAGTTTTATCATCTTACAAAACTGATTCTTCTTCTGTAGATTTTTGTCATAATTTATTAATTTTTTCAACTGTTTTATCACATAAACCAAAAAATATATTAGAAGTAGGTTATGGATCAGGATTTGTAACAACTTCCCTAGTAGAAGCAATTAAAATAAATAATGTCGGAAACTTAACACTTGTTGATAATTGGCGTGATTGGAATTATGAAATGCCAAAATTTATAAAAAATATTGATAAAAATATAAAGTTAGTTACTTCTGACGAAAAAAGTTATATTTCATCTTGCAAAAATGATGAATATGATTTAATAATACAAGATGCAAGTCACAAAAACTTTAGTAGTAATTTTGAAAATTATAAACGAATAACTAAAAATAAAGGTATTATATTTTTTCATGACTCATCTATGTTTGATGTTAACTTGCTTGGAAATCATTCTTTTGTAAACTTTGCTAAATCATCTATTGAAGGCGAAAGGTGCGAGAGAGGACTTTTAATGTTTATAAATAATAAATTTTAGATTTTTTAACCTGATTAAAAAGGTCGAGCATATAAAAAATTCTGTTTTTTGCCATATGATATTTTTTTACATGTTTAAATCCTTCTTGTGATATTGTTTTTAGCTCATCATGATTACATAAAAAATATTTTGCTTTTTTTATTGCTTGATGAATTGATTCATGACTATTTGCATCAAATTCAATAAAGTGTTTGCTATCAATCAATGGATTAGGACTTTGTATAAAAGTTTTGTCTCTAAACACCAAAGCACCAGATGAAAAAGCCTCCCAATTTCTTGAATCTCCATCATGAGGTTCAGGAAAGGCAGTAAAGACTATCTTGCTTTTTGCTAGTGTTTGAATATAATTTTTGAAATTATTGTTTGGCTTGTATATTGAATTTCTTCCGTAAGAACCATCTTCACTTACCAACCCTATTTGACAATTTGGAATGTTTTCATTTTCTAAAAAATTAGTAATATTATTTCTTCTTTGACCAGATGTTCGTTTGTCAAATAAACAAGATATATTTATCGTTTTTTCTATTTCGTCTGTATAATATTCATCTAAAGCACAATAATCTATCGGATATATTTTTTTATTATAAACTATTCTGTTTCTGTCTTTATCAACTAAAGATCGTTTAAAGTAAATTAAGCTATTTTGAAGTACGCTTGTATCCACGCTTGTTTGATCTTCATAATCGTACCAAATTATTTTATTCCAAACTTGTTGAGCATCTATAACAGCAGAAAAAATTTTGTCACCACAAAAAATAATGTCATACTTTTTTAAATTATAAATAATATCTTTACTTCTTTTTTTTATAATTTTATTAGTTGTTCTAAAATCTTTACTGCAATCAAAGTCCATGTTTGAATTAAATAAACCTTGATTTATTATGATGTTTGCTCTTGGTCCGAAATGACATAAGTGTGCAATTCTCATATAATTTTAGTTAATCCAAATATTGGACATGACTGTTTTTTATTTTCAAAATAATAATAATTAGCTAGAATGTTTTCATCTACAACAAGAACTTTGTATTCATTAACTAATAAAGTTTGATGATAATTTAAAATTATGTTTTTACATTTTTCTGTATAGTTAAATTGAAGAATTAAATTTGTATTTTTAATATTGCAAAAATAATCCATTATTTCCATCCATCCATATTTTTTTTCATTATAGCTTGATGGTTTAAGTGATTGAAAAATTAAAAAATTATTCAAATTATCATCAATTTTTTCATTTTCTATTTCTTCAAAATTTTTAATTATTTTTGTTTTTTCACAAATTGATTTAATAAAATAAGTTAATCTATTTTCATTGTCAGAAACAATAATTGTATTATTTATATTTAAATTTTTCATTAAATCATACACTAAAAAAAGTTCTGAATTTGTCACATCTTTTTCTTTTGATTTTAAAGAAAAATTATCAACAATACAATATGTATTTGTTATTGCTTCGTCAAAATCCATAAATAAAGATATTTTTTCATAATTCATTTGGAAAAACCTCGGATATTTTTTTTATTTCAAGACTTGTATAGTATAATTGATAAAATATTTTTAATTCTTCGCAATGTGGTTCCAACAAATGATTGATTAAAACTAGTCCATTTATTTCTAAAGTTCCAGCTATGTGAGAAACACCACTATCTATTCCAATAAAATATTTACAACAATTTAATGATTCTGAAATTTCTTTTATATTTCCTAAAATAAATTGTTTATTTGTGTAAGGTTTTGTGTCTTTTCCTCCAACTCCAAACTTATTACAGTTTTCATGTTTTAATGACAGTATTCGATTTATTTTTTCATCATTAATTTTTATTTTATTTTCATGTGTAGTTCTACTATCAAATTGAAATAAAATATTTTCATTTTTTTTACATGATTTTATTTTCTTTTTTGGCATTTCTATTTTTTTTATTTTATGTTGTATTTTATTATCAATAAAAAAATGTCTATTTGACAAAAAAGGAACATTTGTTTTATTGATAAATAAAAATTCTGAAATAGATGAATTGTTTTCAAATACATCATCGGGTATTCCACAATATTTTAAATTGCAATAATCAAAAATATCTGTTAACTCTTTCAGATAATAAGCTCCATATACATTGAATTTAATATTTTTTTCTAAAGATATATTATGTATTGTGTTTATTATGGCTACTGCATCTCCAAGATGTCTATTTTTATTTATTAAAATGTTCATATATTAAGTAATATATTTTTATGATTTTGTAAATTTAAATTTTGAAATAAAATACAATTGTAATCAATTTTTATATTTTTATTAAATTTTTTATGTCCTTGTTTTATTAATATTTGTTCTGAATCTTTCATTATATTTAAATCTTTTTCTATTGTTTTTATATATGCGAAAAAGTGTTTACAAAAATCATATTTTCCAATCCACAAACCAGCATTTAAATATTTGTTAAATGCATTTTTTGGAGCTATCGAATTTTCAAAATCTTTTATTTCTGGCAAATGTCTAGGTGGCCAAAACCTTCTTTCAGCATTGAATAATAAGTCGCAGTCAAAATTTTTAAATAATTCAATTATGTTATCTAATCTTCTTACACAAACAACATCAAATGAATCACAACCTATTAAATATTTGTAATTAGTGTTATTATTTGAAAAATATTCTAACAATAGATTTATTTTGTCTCTGTTGTTTTTCCAATGTGAATCAATACCTAAAACTTTGTATTCATAACCAAATTTTTCGCAAGAAGTTTCTAGTATACCTTTCTGTTTATTATATTCTGAATTCCATGTTATAATACAAAAATCCAACATTTGTTTTTTATTTTCCTGAGTTTTTGATTCTATATATTTTTTTATTTCTAGTGAATAGCAAGAAAAAAAAGAATTGCCCGGGAAATGAACAAAGAAAGGTTCAGTATTATGCAACAAGTTTTTTATCATGAGAGTATTTTGCTTGTAATTATTTTTTTACAAACTTCTTTCAGATTGTGATTCATCTTTTTCATATTTTCTTTGCTTTTGTTTATACTATAATAAATTTTATCTGATGAAATTTCCATGCTTACAAATTCAAGAATATTTGTAATGACTTTTTTTTCGTTTATTATAAAATCTTCATAATAAATTTTAATACAATTCTTGTCATCAATAAAATCCCAAAAGTTTTGTTCTTGTATTATTTTATTATGAATCGCAATCAATTCATTTTCATCAATTTCAAAGTTTTTATTTTTGTATTCTTGTAACATTATATCATTGTAAACATGATATTGATTTAGTTTTTTTGCAATATATGTGGATGCTGATTGCTCAATTTTGTCTTGTCTTACAAGTTTTATAAATTTTATATCAGTTAAAAAATTTCTTATTAATTTTTCATCAGCAACAAAATGATCACTAAATTGATGATTTATAGCTTTTGTATATTTGCATATATGCTTATTGCCAAAAACACGAATCCATTCACCAAAAGCTTGATTTTTATTTGTTGGTCCTAATTCATTATTTAATACAGATGATTCACATGGATACAACTCACTAAATGTTGGGAATAAATTTAAGTTATTTAGTAGTGATGAAAGATAAGAAGAACCAGTTCTAGGAAAGCATAATATCCATAAAGGTGATAAGTATGATTTTTTCATTCAACTAATACTATAATAGTTATTATGTATGATTTAAGCAATACTCAAGACTGGAAACATCATAGGTCAGGATGGTCTTATTGCATGAATTCTATTAGATCATTGCATTCAAGTGATGGAATGTTGATGATAGATGCTTTAGATGATTTTATAAAAAAAAATATGATTGCACCAAAATACTGGGTTGGATTTGCTCATAATGTTCCAAAACATAACAGATCAATTGAGTTTTTTTATGGGAAAGAAAATGATGTTGATTTGGATAAAATGTTTAAGTCAGAAACTTGGAATAAAAACAGAAATAAGTGTAAAGGAATATTTTGTTTATCTGAATATAATGCAAAGTTTGTAAAGTCCTTAATTGGTGAAAAAATTAATATTTCAGTTGTGTATCATGCTACAGAAGTACCAAATATAATTTTTGAGTGGAATAAATTTTTATCAAACGATGATAAATCAGTATATTTTATTGGTCATTGGTGTCGAAATTTTCAGCCGTTCTATGATTTGGAAACATCTTATAAAAAAAAGATTTTAAAATTACCTGATAATATATTTAGATATGATTTATTAGCAAAATATTATAATGTGAATAATACAGTAAATTTTGAAGAAAATAAAACTAATGAAGAGTATGACAAGTTATTATCTAAAAATTTGGTTTTTTTAAATTTGTTTGATAGTAGTGCCAACAATGTAATTATTGAATGTATGGCTAGAAACACTCCGCTATTAGTAAATAGGTTGCCAGCAATTGAAGAATACTTAGGAAAAGAATATCCATTTTTTTATGAAACAGCAGAAGAAGCATCTATGAAAATAAAAAATCTTGATTTAATAAAAAATACACATTTATATATTAGCACTTCTGGTATTAAAGATAAGATAAGAAAAGATAATTTCTATCAAGGAATATTAAATTCTAAAATAACAAAAAAAATTAAAAGTTTTGTTTAAAATATTTTTATTTTTTTTGTTTTTATTAAAAATTCTTGTAATGTTTTTGATGAATTTAAGTCGTTTATTTTAATTTTATGTTTTTCGCATTTTTCATATATTTCATTTGTTTCAATAGACCATTTATCACAATATTTTTTTAAATTAAATATATTGTGTAGTGCAAATTCATATGTTAAAATATTTCTTTCGTGTTTTTGGTGTAATTCATTTATATCTAAAGAAATGAATTTACAACCACTTTTGGTAGTTTTCATAAAAAAATCACTATCAGGATATCCCCAACCAATAAATTCATCATCGAAACCGCCATATTTTAAAAAATCTTCACGATAAAAACAAACACAACCAGAAAATGGATTTGTTCCACTTATTTGTTTGTAAGGATTTGTATGCCTGTGATCGTCTTCAAGTAAGTATTTATAATTTTCAAAATTGTCTCTTATTGTTTTAAGTTCTTCAAAATTACAGTCTTTTTTGATTTTGAATAATTTTTTTGGATATACAAATGAATTGCTTTCAATATTACTACAACATAATTCAAAAAAATTTAAAGGAAGAACACGATCAGAGTCCATGTATATTATTATGTCATTTTTTGCTATTTTTACACCAAAATTTAATGTGTCTGCCCAGCAATAAAAGTTTTTGGTTCTGTTAACTTCGTATACAGTCCAGTCAGGGTGTGTAAAGTTTGATTTGCCATCACATATAATTATTTTTTCTGCATTATCATAATTATAAGATTCTGATAAACATTTTATGGAATTTTCTAACTGTGCTTTTCTATCAGATGAATAAAGTATTATTATACTAAACTTCATTTATCAAAATACTTTTTAATTCTTAGATTGTGTTTTTCATCTAATTTCTTACAGTACTCATATTGTTTGTTATTTTCTGTAAATTTAACTAACAAATCTTTATTATCTTGAAGAATGACTTGATCTTTGTCATCAAACAATTTGATAGAATCATTTTTTGCAGTGTTGTTGTGACAAGAAAAACAATTATCTTTAATAATTTTTTCGCAGTCTTTCTTGTGAGCTTGCTTTAGCTTGGCTTGATTTTCTTCTTCGTCAAGTTCAAACACAAGAGACTTTAACTTTGCCTTATTATCATCAGTAACATGCTTTGCTACTGGTGGTTCCTGTGCAAATAATGTCGCGCCTAAAAACAAACTAACAGCAATTATAGATCGCATTTACTTGTCCTCGTCAATTGCCTTTTCAATCGCATCAATCAAAGCATCAATAATCTTAGGTCCATACTTTTCAAAGATAAAAGGAAGTAGCTTTTCAACAACAACTTTAAGTAAATTACTGCTTATCTTATCGTTATTTGCGTCTAAAACCAATGCTTCCAAGACTTCTTTATCCATCTTGGTCATGCCAAATTGTTGCTGTTGCTCTTGCAGATTTACAGCCATCTTATTTTTTGAAAGCAGTGAAATAAAGAAATCCATAACAAAAGGGCCAAATAGTCTAAAACTTTCAAGGATAAAGGAAATTGAAAAACCATTCCTCAATCCTTCTGTAACAGTTGAAAGAACATCAGGGCCATACTTTTGAAGAGCTTCTGCAACAAATTCAGGAGAAGCACCCATTCTAATCGCTTCATCTTTTAAATTTGTTGCATCTTCTGAATCAATGGTATCAGCACCGAACATATTATAACGCTCGTATTTTTCCATGATTACACCTTTACAGTAGGAACATCATCTTGTGGAATTGGATCTTTCGGATCATCAATTACACCTTGGAAAGCAAAACAGTCTAATTTACTATAGTATTCAAAATGTTCTTTTCTCACAAAGCAATAACCTTTTTGACCAAAATTTTCACCCCAACTATTTTGTAATTTTACGAGCCATCCATATTTACTATGCTTTTTAAGCCCACATGCAAGCATAGAGTGACCACCACCTCCACCATTTGGTAAAGGCGCGATCCCATCAGAATCAACTCTAGCAAAATTACTACCCACAAGAATTCCTATGTTGACTACAAATCCTAGATTTAATGCTTGGCAAACTTGATCAAAAGTTGTGCATCTATATGCTTTTTCCAATTTAAATCTGGATGCGTTTTCGTAAGATGTTTTTGATAGTTGATTTTTATAAAGCACTCTATCTGATTGAATAGCATCTTTTTCGCAGATTCCAAATTTCATAGCTGCATCCATAGCGTCTGATATGTATGCACCCTCGTCAGATCCGCCATTGATAAGCGCATACATAAAAAATGGATTAAAATCTTCGTTCACATTTTGTCTTTGCTTATACAAAATCTCCATGCCAGTAGTAGTAGCATGAGCCACACAAGAACTAGTATTCTTTTGATTCAGAATTCTGTGACTTTGCCAGGACATATCAATTTCTTTAAGTTCTGGAGCAGCAGCAAAGTTTGCCGATGCGAAATACGGAATATTAGTATCTTCTGGACTTAGTTTATGAGATAGAACTCTATAATAGCCATCAAAATATATTGAAGGAAAACTCATGTTACTCTCCTTTGGTGATTTTTTTGATAACTTCTAAAACTTCATTTTCAGTTTTAGGTATGGCACTGTAATGAAGTACAGTTCCATCAGATGCTTGTACAATGAAAAGTGTATTGCCTGTTTCTTTAAGCAATGAGTCAAGTTTTTTACTTTTTACGATATTACTTGAAATATCATATACCTTGAAGTAACTTTTTAATGAGGTTATTGTATCTCGTATTGATTTTGAATTCACTATACTTGCAATATCTGTATTACTGTCATTAAAGTCAAACAAAAATGTAATATGCAAATTTTCTTTGTAAGCAGGTGTTGGTTTAGGTTTAGGATTAACATTAGAATCATCAACTTTAGATTCATTAACACTTATTGTAGTCTGAACGAATTCAGTCAATTTATCTTTGAGCAAAGCAACTGCAAAAATATTGACTTTACCAGTTTGAGGCACGGCAACAATTAGACTGTTTGTGTCATCATTTGCAACATATTTAACTTTACTACTGCTGACAACTAACCACTTGACCTTACCTAAAGATTTTGCTTGTACTAAAACGAATCCCTCTGTATTGTCTACATTTGTGGGTTCTGGAAGTTCAAGCCCATCAGTTTTATTCAGTACCCCAGTAATAGGTAGTGGGGCATTTGTAGGCAATAGTTCTTGGGAGAGCAAGGTGTTTGAAAAAATAAAGGCACATAACACTAGAGCATAAAATGTTTTCATAAATTACCTCAATTTATATCAGTGTGAAAATTATTAATATCCCTCATGAGCAGCTATTTTCATCATATCTTGTTTATTTAAAATTATAAAATTTCCTTCTTCATTTATAATTTTTACATAAACATCACTTCCCATTAAAGTTTCGTCTTTCATTCTAATAGAGCCTGGTGATACTCCAGCAATTCCGGCAAATATTCTTCTAAAATTTTCGTTAAAAAAGTTTGCAATGACTGGTTCATTTGAAAATTTGTCTTCATCGTAAAAAACTTGTTTAGCAAATTTGTTTTTAATTAAGGTTATTTTTTGTGTATAATCTTCAGGAGCAACCTCAGATCCTTTGTGACTTGAACTTTGAATTCTTTTAGCTTGGTCTGAAATTGAATGTTTTGCATCTGTGATTTTTTGTTTACATGGTGCGTTATTTTTTGTGTGGTAGTCTATTTCTAAGTCTGTTAAAATAGCAAATAATTTAGTTAAAAAATCTTTTTGATCCACCTTATTATTTATTGCTATTACTAATAATTCAAGAGTATCGCTTTTTGCACAACCAGAATCTGATAATTCACTTACAATTGCATCTTTAATTATATTAGATTTATTTTTGGCAACATGTCTGTAAATTTCTGAAATTTGTTCAGATTTGTCTTCATCCACTTCACTATCATCAGGGTCAGCACTTTCAAAATCATTATCATTTTCATCACTATTCTCTTTTTTATCACCATCTGAATCTGGTTCTGTGCCAACTAGATCATCATCACTGCCCGAATCATCATCACTGCCAGAATCTTCACCACTGCCCGAATCTTCACCACTGGCTTTATTTTTTCCAGACTCTTTATCTTCTTCAGGAATGCCAGGCCTACTTGGTAATGGTGCTTTATTTTTCTTTTCAGGTTGAGGTTCTTCAGGCATAGGTTGTTTTTTCTGCATACCAAATAGTTTTTCATCAATATCATCATCAGCGTTTCTTCGTAATTCTGAAACTATTCTTACTGCTCTCGGTTCGTTACCATAAATTCCAATAAGACTGTCTAAAAACTTTTCATAAGCTAAATCTAATTGTTTTCGTAGAGTTCTAACACCGTAATTGATGTTGCTGGTTCCTAATCCAGCTACAAAACCATGATACATACCTCTAAATGCACCACCTAATCCGCTTGCAAACCCTTCATTTAGAGTCATTTTTTTGATTTTAAATGATAAAGAAATTAAATCTGATGGATTTATTCTTTTTTCTTCAAGAAATTTTAAAAAATCTCTTTTTACAATTGATTTTTCACAATTAAAAAAGTTGTTCATTTGCGTTTTCCTCTACTATATTTATATCATGGACGAATTATTTAATTCAATATTTAATAGAAAATTGAGTGTTACAGTTGTTGGAGACACTTTAATTGATGAATATTATAGCACAAATGTTTCAAGAGTTAGTCCTGAGTTTCCTATTCCTGTAATGAGATCATATAATTCAAGTCCTTACAAAACCGTATGTGGTGGAGCTTCAAATGTTGCAACTCAATTTAAATATTTAAACACTAACACAAATCTGATTTCAATATTAAATTTTTATGCCAAAGAAATAACTCAAAAAGAAAAAGTAAATACAGATTATTCACTTTTTGTAGATCCATGTCATGTTCCTGTAAAGAAAAGATTTTATCATGATGACCATCCAATTATGAGATGGGATGTTGAAAGTACAAATTATGGTTTGAACAATATCAACAACATTATAAAAAATATAAAGATTCCAGAAAGTGATGTAGTTATCTTTTCTGATTATGATAAAGGATTATTTAATAAAAAAATTAAAATTACAGATGACTATATATCTCTTGTTGACCCCAAAAATGATATGAGCAAATGGAGAAATTGTACTGTATTCAAACCTAATTATAATGAAGCTTGTAAACTTACTGGCGAAACAGATATTACCAAGCAGATCAATAAAATAGTTAAAAATATAAATTGCAAAAATGTTATTATAACAAAGTCAGGCGAAGGAGTATATGGTTGGAATGATGAAGAAGGTTACATAAAAGTTTTGCCGACAAATAAAATCGAGAAACCAGAAAGCGTGATTGGTGCTGGCGATTGTTTTATGAGTTTTCTAGCTTTGGGTTTAGGTAATTCATTTTCCTTAGAACAATCTCTCAAGTTTGCTTTTAAGGCTGGAAGAATTTATGTTTCAAGAAAATATAATCAACCATTATGTATTTCTGATTTCTATATTGAAAGTAAAATTATTTCAAATCCTTTATTCCTTGCGATGAGAAATTTTAAACTAGCAATGACAAATGGATGTTTTGATGTTATGCACAAAGGACACATTCATTCACTCAAAGAAGCAAAAAAATATGGGGATAAATTATGTGTTGCGATTAATTCAGATGCAAGTATTAAGAGAAATAAAGGAACGACAAGACCAATATTGCCACTTGAGTCTCGTATAGAAGTTTTGAAATCCATAGAATTTGTTGATTTTATTTTAGTTTTTGATGAAGATACACCAGAAAATATTTTGTCTGTAATTAAACCTGATGTGTATGTAAAAGGAAGTGATTATAAAAATAAAGAACTACACGGTTCACAATATGCAAAGCGTGTAGTTCTTGTTGATCTTGTTGAAGGGTTTTCAACAAGCAAATTTGTAAATTAAATTATTTTAATTTTTCTTGATTATATTTGCCTTGGAACGGGACATCCTTAAGACACAACGATACGACTGTGGAACACATTAAGAAGATTAGGGATAACACAGATCTTCTAATCACATATTAATTTTTTTGTGATATTTTTATAATTTCATTATATACTCCTTCGATATCATACGGCTTAAGATTTTGGGGTATTTTTTCTGGGTTTGTCACATGCTTGATAATATTTTTTGCCTGATCGGGAGTAACAGTTTTTAAATCAGTGTTGTTAATTAATTTAAGCATTATACCATCTTTTAAGGTGTATATTTTTGTGTCGCTGCCGGATGCATATGCATCTGGTAAACTATCTCTAATATCCTCAATAGCCTTACACAAATCCGCACCAGTTACTTTCCCTTCGCCTTTTGCTACATTATATGCTTTGGAGACAATACTATAACTAGAATGGCCTCCAATTTCATTAAAACCATAACCTTTTTCTATTCCAATATCAGTAGCTATGATTTTACCAGTTCGCTCATCACGAAAATCTTGCTTTTTAATATGCAGTTTAGCGAAATCTTGCAGATACATTTTAAGTTTATCTGACTTATAACCACGCCCTTCTCCTACATCTTTAGCATCATCTTTTTCTTGGTTTTCTTTACTTGCATCATTTTGTTTTTTTAAATCTTTCGTTGTGGCTTGCTTTATAATGTTTTTTAATTTTTCTTGATTATATTCGCCTTGGAATTTGGGATTTTTAAGCAATTCATTTGCTTTTTCTGCGGATATGATAGATATATCATTATCAGTTTGGATGTTTGAAATGTTTCCTAATTTTGTTTGATCTTGAGCGACCCAATCAAAACCTCCTTCAGCATCTATTTTTTGTTGTATCATGTTTTTTAGCACATCTTTATTATCTTTAAATTTCTTTTCTATCTCATAAAAACTCATTTTCTTAAGATCACCTTTCGTCAATCCTTCTCCTACATCTTTAGCATCATCTTTTTCTTGGGTTTCTTTATTTGCATCATTTTGTTGCTTTAAATTTTCCGCTGTTTTAACAAATTGTGCAAAACCTTCGCCGGTCTTTTTAGCAAATTCAGCACCCTTCTCGTAATAGTTTTTGATATCATCTTGTGTAAACTTTTTAGACTGTTCTGAATCCGCAGGCTTTGTTTGATCAGTATCTTTCTGAGCAGTATTTTTCTGAGCAGTATCTTGTTGTGGCTGCGCTTCTCCTGTTGCTGGTGTAGATGTGTCTGGCTTTACAACTAAATCATCAGGCGTTGGGGTAGTTGTATCTTGTGCTACAGCAGTCATAATGGCTTTTGCATCATTTAAACCAGACTTAATATAATTGGCTTTATATATCTGATTTCCTCCAGCTAATGCACCACCTAAAAGAACTAAAGCTGTAATTATAGCCGTTGGTGAACCTATAACTTTATTTAAGTTGCTGCCTAACCATCCTCTATAATCGCTTTGAATTGATGCTGCTAATTTTTTAATACCATTTGGTGTAAAATATTTTTCATTTGTTTTTTTCCATTGCAATAATGAGTTAATTGCTGTTGGATTTTCTTTATATTTTTCTTGTAATTTATTTTGTAGATCATTCAAAGTATTTATTGAGACTTTTTTAATATTATTAGTATCTATTCCTACAATTTTAGCATAATCTCGTAAATCTTTAAGAAAATTATATCTGCTTTGTTTTTCATACTGCGTTTCTTTACCAAGCAAACTGTCTATTATTCCCTTTTTTTTGTCGTCTTTGTGAATAATTTGATCAGGTTTAATTAATTTTTTTATAAGTTTTTCTGAATTTGTTGCATTTTGAGCTTGGCTAATCATTTGATTAATATTGGCTTTTATATTATTAACTATTGTATCAAAGTATTTATTATTTGGTTCATTAACATCCACTTTTTGTGCTTCTTTTTCTATTTCAGTTAAAAATTTTTTCAATATGTTTTGAATTAACATTGGCATATATTTTGATTGCATTCCAAAAGCTTTATTGTATCTTTCATCTTGACTCATATTAGTTTCAACAAAAAAATTATTAAACAAAATTTTAATTTTACTATCGGTACTTAATTTTGATCTTATAACTTCATGAAATATACGATTAAATTTTTTATTCGATTTTTCTTCATTCACTATAAAATTCTTAAATGTTCTGATATTTTTTGAATAAAAATAATTATTTATTTTTGATTTATTATAATAGTCGAAGTTTTCATATTTAATTTTATTATCTCGATAAAATTTAAGTATCACTTCTTTCCATTGATTATCAAGAAAATTTTTTGGATTTGGTAATTTACGTTCATCTATTAATTTTTGTATATACTTTCTATCCCAACCTGTTGTAGTCGCAACGTCATTTATCCTTTCATCATAAATATAATCATAATAACTATCCCTATCTAAAGACGTTGAAGTTTCATCATCATCATCATCATCATTAATAGATTCAGCACCATTTTTCATTTTTTCTCTAACTTGATCTAATTCAAAGTCAAGAAAATGCGTCTCATTTTTAAAATCAAAATTGTGTTTTTCAAGTAATTTGTCAAATTCTGCTACAGTAAGTTTTAATTCTGCAGCAGCCTGTTTTTTATTATAACCTATCGGTGTATCATAACCTAGCGGTGTATCAAAATCTCGATCATCATTATCTGTATCAGCTTGCTTGGTTGCTGGTGGAGTATCTTTAGCAGGAGCAGTATCAGGTTTTGGAGCAGTATCAGAGTTTGTATTTGGTTGTTTACGAGGAGTATCAATTGGATGCCAAGGTCGTTTTTTTTGCATTTCAGGAGTAATAATATGCTTATCCCTTAGATTTGACCAAAAACTTTCTTCTTCCTGTAATCTTTTGGCATAACTTTTTTTAAGTATTTTTGCTAATCTTACAACAATTTCTTTATAATTTTTTGCTGGTGGAAATATTGAAATTATATTTTGTAATGCATTTCTAATTTTTTCTGCTGCATTATCTATAATTTTATCGAAGTTTTCAATTAAATAATTATCTTTTTTTATATATTTTTCAAGTATTGGCTTTAATGATTGTTTCTTGATATATGCATCAAGTAAATCTGAGGCCATTTGTTCAAAAAAAACATATCTTGCAAACATATTTTATTTCCAAAGTATAAATTATATATTTCTAAAACTTTTAAATTATTAAATTTGCAAACATAATTTTTTTTAACAATATATTTTTAAGTTAGTAACCCAGTCTTTGATTGTTTTGTCTAAAGTAAGATGACCAAGCAGATTGAAATGCATTTTTCCATTCTTCATAATCCATCTTGTTTGGATCAGGTAAATGTCCTCGTTGAATTAGTTCAATTAAATTATCTCCATTCACAGATGTTATATTTTGAGCATAATCTATTTTATCCAATATGTCAGGGTCTGATAAATCAACTTTTATTTTATTATCATCTTCATCAAATCCAGATGAACCAGAAGAAGAAGTTTCATCATCATCATCATCATTAGTTGCATATGTATCTTCATCAAATCCAGATGAACCAGAAGAAGAAATTTCATCATCATCAGTTGCATAGGTATCATTACTATAAACTGATTTATGCAGATCCCATATTTCTTCTACTTTAATAAACATATCATAAAGTGTTGGTTTAGGCAAAGGAAATTTTGGATTGCACAAGTCAAATACATGATCATATGCTTCGCTTTCTATTGTTGATGTTTCTCCAAACCTACCTTCTCCGACATCTTTTGATCCAAATATGTCAGGTGAATCTGCTACCAATTGTGTTCTTAATTCACTTA